AATAGTACTGCCTACGGCTTGACGCGTGTTGTACTTGGGTGAGATAGTCTTACCAGGCGTCAAAGTGTTCTGCACCGTGTTGTACACGAGCTGCAGCGTATCTGACCCAAGACCTGTGGTGAAGTACTTGAGCTGGATGCTGTTGCCTCGAGCACGACGTGTGTTGTGAACTATTATTAGTGCATCAGATACAATAGCTCGAGTGTTGTACACAAGTGCCAGTGTGTCGCTAGCTACAATGGAGGACACTGTGTTATATATGGCCTGGAAGTTATCTGGTACGTTGGCTCGTGTACCGTACCTGAATGTAAATGTGTCAGGTGCGTTAACTCGTGTACCGTAAACACCTTGCCAGATATCACCCTGAGCAAACCGTGTGTTAGCTCGAAGTGCTATTGTATCCCCTGCCGCAAGTGCTGTGTTGTACACAAGTGAGAGGTTGTCGGAAACAAACGTCTCCACTTTCCAGACCATCTGGAAGGGGTCACCGATACGCGCCGAGTCCATCCAGATGAGCTGAAGGTTGTCGGTGATCCTCACCGCAGTGTTGTACTTGACCTGGAGGTTCTTGCCAACTGCAGATGCCACAGTAGCGGCCCGATACAGCTTATGTGTACGGTACTGAATGTGCTTGCGATACAGACTGGAGTTGACAATGAAGCTAACGGTGTTGTACACCAGCTGTATGTTGTCACCAGATGCTGCACGCGTCTTGTAGATCAGTTGGCGCTGGTTGCCTGCAATGACTCTGGTAGCATAGATGGCTTGCCAGATGTCGCCAATGTTGACACGCGTACCATAGACCGCCTGGAAGTTGTCGTTCTGTGTACGCCTGGTGTTGTAAATGGCCTGCCAGATATCACCCCGAGCGAATCGGGTATTATGGATCTCCTGCCAGATGTCACCAAGGTTCACACGAGTGTTGTACTTAGCTTGGAAGATGTCACCTTGTGCGAACCTGGCATTGTAGATAGCCTGGTAGATGTCGCCCTGTGCAAAGCGTGTGTTGTAAATGCCTTGCCAAATATCACCCTGAGCCGCTCGAGTGTTGTACTTGAGCTGTAGTGTGCCAGAACCAATGAACCGTGTGTTGTAGATACCTTGCCACACGTCACCTTGGGCGAATCGGGTGTTGTAGATCAGCTGGATGATATCGCCAACAGTTCCGTTGGTCAATACGTTCCAGACAAGCTGAATGATATCACCCAAGGCAAACCGCGTGTTGTAAATAGCTTGGTAACTATCGCCACCAATAACACGGGTGTTGTAAATGGCCTGGAAGATATCACCGATGATGACACGAGTGTTATAAATACCCTGCCACGTATCGCCAGACGCGAACCGAGTGTTCCAGATGACCTGGTAGTTGTCGCCGGAAGCTTGACGTGTATTGTACTTAAGTTGGATGATGTCGCCCTGAGCGAATCTGGTATTGTAGATTGCCTGGAAGATATCTCCAACAGCCTGACGCGTATTGTAAATGGCTTGATAGATGTCACCGACAGCTTGCCTAGTGTTGTAAATGCCTTGCCAGCTATCTCCACCAATGACACGTGTATTGTAAATGCCTTGCCAGTTGTCTTGTACAACAAGACGCGTGTTGTAGATTGCCTGATAGACGTCACCCAGAGCTGCACGAGTGTTAGCTATAGATTGGTAAACGTCACCTACAGCCTGACGTGTATTGTACACGACACCTAGGTTCTGACCAACAGCAGTCAGACCAGTAGAGACCGCAGTGGATATAAATGGCCTATGCGGTCTACTTCTACCTAGTATTGCCATGTCACAGCCTCTCTACAACGTAGCGGCTTATTCTTCCCACTGAATCCAGGCAAGCGCGTTCACTGAGACTGAGGCAGTCACACGTACACGCATTACCTGAGACACATCGAGAATAGGCTCTCGGCCTAGTGACCATTCCCACTTGTAGTTGTTGGCTGACATCTTCTGGTAGTCGAAGGTTCGGGTCGTCGCAACAACAGTACCCTCAGTGGTAGGTGCAAAGCCTGCCGTAGCCAATGCAGCAGGGGCACCAGCAGTAAGGATGGTGGGAGTAACTGCTGTAGGCGTACCACCAGCAACGGTGGTCGTGTTGATGAGTTCACACACTACGGCGGCCGGTGAGCCGTCGAACGTGATACCCCACTGGACGATGGTCAGTTGCCGCGTGGAGGGTGCGGTGACCTGCAACAGCGTCTTGATCGCAGTGCCCGTGGCAACGTGAACCATTGCCGCAGTCGTCGGCACCGCCGCTGAGTAGGCGATGTACTGATTAGCCATTTGGTGCTCCTAACGGGTTGCTGCACGGAATTTAGGTGGTCGGTTAAGCAATGCTACTGGGCCATTCCTCGGGCCTATCCAGTCACTCTGTTGGACGTAGGACTGGTCATAGTCAAGGTTTCCAGTGAAGTTTGCTACACCAGGACCAAACATGCCTCGGCACACAATAAGCCCTGTAGCCAACCCGCTGATAGTTGCGTTCGACGTGAACCCAGAAGATGGAGCAAACAACTGTGCTCCTGTAAAGACACGAATCTCAGCAGTGCCACCTACACCGTCATAGGTCCATTCAATTCTGCACCAAGTGTTGAGTGGGATGATTGCACTTACTGCCGAAGTGATTGCCCCACCCGCGTTAGTCACACGCAACGTGCCTGTCGAACTCATCTGAACCTGAGCGTGGTCTGTTCCGTCCCATGCTTCAAGTGACGTGATGCGTGTAGACGTAGATGGGTAAGCAGATGTACGGAAGTAAGTCATCCCAAACTGAGTCTCGTCGGGTATGTCGCAGTTAATCTTGAATCGCTGCTGTGATGCGGCGACAACGTGACGGATGAAAATGCCTCCGGGGAGGCCAAGTAGCGGTGAACCTGATTGATAGGTAGTCGCTGTAGTGCTAGGTGTCACAATGCTGATGTTGGGCTCGGCAACAGTCTGTGCGACTACAGCAACCGTTGGCACGCCTGCTTCACACGTGACACCTATGAGCCCTGCCCCTGGTTGCTTCTTGAGCCCGAGGATGCAGCCTGTCCAGTGGGCGGCAACACCCGTGGCCACGTCCAGTTGGAACGTGCCGGTGGCACCAGCGGTAGGCATCTTCTTGTAGGCGATCCCCATCGCTGCGTCAGTACCGGAGATGGTGACGTTCTGCATTCCCGTAATGGATGGGAGGGTCCACCCTGATGATGCTGTAGAAAAGGTGCCTGCGTCGTCTGCCCTGTGCCAGAAGGCTACTGCAATATCCTTGTTCGCTGCGGTGGTGATCTGCGTCAGTGGTCCAGCCAACGTGGCCGAGGTGGCCGAGGAGTCCGTCCAGGTGGGGGCGACGTCGTTCGGGTTAATGGCGTCGATCCCGCCGAAGTAGTACGCCTGCGCGATGAACGAGTCGTTGGCACCACCACTCGTCGTGGTGAACGTGACCGATCCGGCGTCACCGGCCTGACGGATACGCCCGTACAGGGCGATCCGGTTGACACCCGACGTGGTGTTGGCGTGGTCGTCAATCAGGGTCCACCCGGTGGGAGTAGTGATAGTGCAGGACGCAGCCGTACCACGCAACGTGACCGCGACGATGATGTAGTCGCCAACACCTGGAGTACCAGTTCCTGTGGCAAACGTAACAGTGAACGACGCAGGCGTAGTCGTACCCGTTTGGGCAGTACCTTGCCCCGCATCAATTAACTGACCAGACATAGCTCTCCTACCATGGCGGCTTCACAGTCGCTGAACGATCAAGATGCAAAGCCAGCATCTTGCGCCGAGTGTCGTGTGTGTCATAGTCATTGACCGTAGTAATGGTGTTACCCATAGCAGAGTACTGAACATCAGTCTTGTTGGGCATAACACCACGCCACCAGCAAACGCCAACGACATGCTGAGCTCTCATGTCGTCGTACAGGGCATTGAACAAGGTCTGTGACTTAGTAACATCTGTCAGAGGCTTGCCTGCGTTAGCGGGATCCTCGTGCTCATAAACGGCCCATGCCCATTCACCGATAGCCCACGGCTTCTCACCCGACGGGAAGAGTACTGCGAAGGGTCGAGAAGCTGGATAGAAATGTTGCTGCAGTGTGTGGTCATTTGTCCAGAAGTCGTGGTTGAAGAAGGTAGTGTCCGACCACTTCCAAATGTTGTTCGCAGCATCTCCAACACCGAAGCCTCCTTGTGAATGGACGCAGTAAGAGTCAATGCCGTTAATGTCAGCAACAGAGTTAGCACCAGACAACCAGAAGTCTGCCGGGTTGGGTGCATAGAAGGTACCTTGGTAGCCAGGAGCAGCCCCAGCTGTAACACCAGTACGATCATCCAATGAAGCATCTGTCGGATATGTCGAATCGCCCTTCCAGTCAGGATACCACTCCCACCACGGGTTCAGTGTACCAGGTAGGAAGGTGAAGCACATATACGTACAGGCAACGTGGGCAATATTTGTTACACCAAGTGCCTTGAGCTTCTGGATGAAGTGACGATTCGCTCGACGATACCACATACGCCGGTCACGATTGGGTGCTGTCGTATAGTCAGTCTTGTTGGGACGAGGACTCGAGTACATAAACGAGCCATTCTGATCTGGTTCGTGATGTAGTCCAACCCAGAAGAAGCGATTCTGATGTGCCTTGAAATAATTGGCACAATCTGTAATGAAGGTTGCATCCTCGTTACCCTGAGCACAAGACTGCATCTGTGCGGGATTAGCAAACTTATAGGTCACGTACGGTACCTGCTTACGCGACAATGCAGAATCAAGTGCACTTGAAGAGAAGTTGTTGTAGTCGCCATAGATGCGATACATGGCAGGTGCACGATCTTGCATAACTCCACCGGGAGGCGTTACAGCACTTAGACGTCCTGTGTGGTAAGCGAACTCGTAATCCCAACGAGCGTCGTTACCGTCCTTGGAGAAGACACCTATGTAGCACTTGCTGTTGCCTGGGTCTCCTGGGAATCTGGTTTGTGGACCAGTGCCAGAGGCATTTCCGGTCCACTTGCCGCTCTTGTACACACGCGCTCGACCGATCGATCCATCTTCCGTGTGAATCTTCGCACCAGTCTTCCAAACACCTCCGATGCGTACTTTGACAGGAGCAGCGGTGCCAGTAGTATCCAGAACGGTAATGACCTTAGATATAGCCTTGCTATTGCCCGTTGCGTCCTTGACCGTGAGCGTAACGGTCTTCTCGCCATACGTAGTAAATGTGTGTGAAGGATTCTGAGTAGTACCATGCGCAGAACCATCTCCCCAATCCCAGTCCCACGTTACAGGAACACCAGATGAGCGGTCAGTGAAGTCCATACTGACATTGGTCTTTGCAGTAAATGCACTAGTAAAGGCTGCACCGAGACCCTCAGTAACACCTGCAACAGGTCCAACCCAGTCTAGCTGTACTGCGACATCTTCACAGTAATAGATGCCGCCCTCATCAGCTGCGGTACACAGGAAGCGTACCTCATCAGTATTGGGTTGCGGAGATGATGCTGGTGGCACATAGTTAATGCGAATAGGGGGCAAGTCAGTTGCATGCCTAGTAGCACCAGGCCACCCACGCACAGCTATGGAGTCGGACTTGACACGAATCTCAAAACGCGTCCACTGATTCAAAGGAATAGGTTCGCTACCTCGAACAAGAATGTCGCCTACAGTACCCGTCTTGCGAATCTGTGGAACGCCCTGATTGTCAATAGCGAGACAGGCAAACGCTACACCAGCATTCCTGAAGGCCGCAATAACTACGTTGCCTGTGGAAGGGAACTTAGTGAACTGTACATACTGGCGAATACATACCTGAGGCTGCGAAGGTGACACATCGAGTTCGGCGCGAATAGCTACGTCAGTTGAGACCAGAAGCGACTTATTGCCTGTGATAGCTCTCGCAGCCGTATATATAGCACTACCAGTACCAGTAACACGAGAGAGCCCCTCACTGAGTGCTGTTACCTGGTCGCCTTCAGCACCATTCTCCCAACTAGTGGAGTACAGAATGGTTTGCGTTGCTGCAGTAATGACTAGCTGCTGTTGTGCAGTATCGTCCCCACCAGCATTGGTAGCAACTAGTGTTACCTGATACGTGCCTTCCGAGGTGTACGCGTGAATGGGATTCTCTTCGGTACTTGTGAATCCGTCACCGAAGCTCCAAGCCCATTGAGTTGCACTAGTCGACAGATCCTGAAACTGAATCGGTACAAAGACGTCAGCAGTATTCGGACTCATCAAGAAGTCAGCATTAGGCGGTGCTACATAAGGCCCGATCCAACCAGTAGAAGAATCAGCAGCAGCAAGATCATCCATGTAGAAGTTCGTTGCGATGCTGTTGACACCGCCGAAGTTGAAGTCATTGACCGTAATCTGCGCATCACAACCAACAGCTCCAGACGTCTCAGTGACTACAGTGCCATGGAGATTAGCTCCTGAGTAGACTCGAATCTCCTGGTCAAATCCTGGCTTAGCTCGCCATTCAACCCGAATCCACTGGAAGCGATAGTCGACAGTGCCCGTGAAGGCATTGATCAGACCATTGGAAGCGCGGATCTTGCCCGTAGGACTGATAGAGAGCTGTGCAACAGTTGTATCGGTGCCAGAGACGCGCAACTTGGCGAACACGACGTTGCCTGACGCAGGCAGTGTGTCCATGTACAGATACATTCGCGAGTATACCTCAGAGGGTGCCGTCGCGAACGTGAATCGCATGAAGCCTGAAGCAGTCGTGGGATCACAGAAGATGGATGTCGTAGGCGAAATGAGCTTATTGGCGCTGTATGTAATAGTGCCAGTACTACTCTTGACTACGCCAGTACCCAACTCATCATCGGCAACGTTGTTGTCAATGACTCCATCACAGTTGGTCGCGTAGAAGTAACTCACTAGAGCCCCGTCGTGTCAATCCAGACCCAGTTCTCCTGGGGACTGGCGGGTGCGGTATTGCCTACATACAGTGGAGAGCTGCCTAAACGAGTGTCTATGTCGTTTAGGCGGCCCTTCACCGTAGTGAACGAGGTACCTGAAGGGTCAGTACCCAGTTCCGTCTGCACTGCAAGTATGGCATCGTTGGCCAATGCATGCTCTACGTCATGGAAGTAGCCAGCATCGTCCTCGTATGTAGTAGAGATTGGGTCATTGAACGAGTCAAGCGACCCGGGATACGACGAAGCCATACCAACTCACTCCTTACGCTGCAGTGTCACCCTCGGCGCGAATGGTCACACCATCGCTGTCAACAGCACCCGTGTTGGCCGCTGTACGACGAACCCACAAACCACGAACGTTACCGGCAACGATGTTACCAACGCTGACGCCTGCGCCCTTGGTGGTTGGCGAGGTGAACGAAGCACCCGCAGGTGCAGTGTTCTTGTTGGCAATCGTAACTGCCTGAGCAGTGGCTGAACCGAGTGCAGAAGCTGCAGTCGTGTCAACGCCAATGGCTGCAGAAGTACCACCAGCAACCTCAGCTGAGAGCCAAGCAACAACGCTCTGCCACGTAAGCGTACCGTGCGCGTTGTAAATGAAGACCAGCTGGTAGTCGACGTTCGATGCTGCGTTCTCATCACCTGTCGTGTCAGGAAACAGGTTGTTGAGTGTTGCGTCAACCAAGTCGTTGTTGACGACGTACTTGCCAAGGCTCGTACCTGCACCACCGAATACGGACTGGTTGCCAGCCGTACCTGTAGTGATGGAGCCCCGGAAGTGGATATCAGTGGCGGTGATAGCCATTAGTTACTACCCCTTCCTTCGTAAGCCGCGAGCTCCTGCATGGGCTCTTGACTGTCGTGTTCCTCTTGATGCATCTTGCCACGCTCTTGCGCCTTCTTCTTGGACTCCCAGCCCGAGCTGGTAAAGCCGCAGCGGGTCACAGGGCACTCGAAGTCCCACAGACCCGTGGCGTTCTGTGCTACCATTACTTACCTCCAGAATTGTCTTTACCTGCATTGGCTCTTGGAGTGCCAACAGGCGGTGTAGGACTTTGCCTTGGTGGTCCCGCAGGCGAAGGTGCTGGAGGTGTAGGACCACCAGGTGCACCAGGAGCTGCTTGCGGAGTCTGTTGCATGCGAATCGTCTTCTTGTCGACTGGTGGCAAGTCGAGTTCCTTACGCATGACACGTTCGAGCTCCTCATCGGGTGTGATGATTCCAGCACCCACGAGGTTACGAAGCGTGAAGGACATCGTTCGAAGGTCTTCCCACTCTCCAATGCGACGAGCACGCATTTGTGGATATGCACTCGCCTTGACATCGAAGTTGAAGTCGACCAACTGGGGAATGAGGTAGAAGTTGACAGCCTCTGTAATAGTGTCAGCGATTACCCGGGTGCTCTTGAAGAAGGTATTCTGCATCTCGTCCTTGACAGGCTTGTCCATGAACGGTGCCAGTACGTTCTTCTCGATCTCCTTGTCGTGATGCTCAGCGCTCTTCAGTGCATCCACTGGCTGACCTTCGAGCTTGGCGAACATCAACTCCCAGTTGGGAGGAAGCACAATGTGTGCCTTGTCATTCGTACGAAGGTTGCGACCCATATTCTCGGCAAGGTTGCGATCCGTGGGAGTGAAGCCTGGCGGAAGCTTGATGATGGGCACGCCAATGCCGTGACGCTCTTTCTGAATGGCATCGATCTTGTACAGCTGGTCCTTATAATACCAGTGCTTGTACGCTGATCGTAGAAGGGATACACCCTCCATGTTGCCAGCTTCCTTGTCGAACGTGAAGACCAGAAGCTTGTCAATGGGAATGTCAACACCCAGAGCACCGAAACTAGGCTGCATCCGAATGAATCGCGGACCACCCTGCAAGTCGTAGTACCAAGCCTGTACGTCCAATGGGTGACGCGGAGCCAGCTTCTTGAGAACCGTGCGCATCTCACCATCGATAATCCGGTTCTCCCAGACCTTCTCAAACGCGTACCAGCCGTAGTCAAGCATCCTGAGTGCCTCATCAAGAACGCACACCCATGAATATGTCGCATACTCAAAGAGTGCTGCAGACACGAAGTCAGCAATCTTCTTATCCTTGGGCTTGTCAGACGCAGGCTCAATGAAGAAGTGTGCCGCCTGTACTGGCGTCTTGATCATTCGTAGCGAGCCACGAACCGTTGCATCTGAACGTCGCATCTCGTCAAACTTAAGCAGGCCAGCATGTCCACGAAGAATCGGATTGTAGTCACCTCGAAGACTACCAGTGAACGGTGACGGGTTCGTACTACCCAATTCCACTGCGTCAGCCGCCGTCAAAGTCTCAACAAGCGCCTTAGACTCAGTAGGCTCCATCTCACGCATCTTCGGGCGGTCGACAACAATGACTGTCCCGTCAGCAACGTCTACAATGTCGTAGTTATCGAGGACTTCGGCCATCGTTACAGACTTGTAGTTAGACTCGCGTTCCTTCCCTCGCTTCCACAGTCCTGCCATTAGAAGCTCGCTCCCATCGTAAAGATGCCGGAGTCACTCTCGATTTCGCTGAAGCTGTTCAAGCTATACACCTCCGACAGGTGGTGTGAGGCACCCAACACGAACAGACTCACGAGCGCATAGCGCAGTGCATCAATTCCGTGGTCGGATATCTTCTGGCCCATCTCAGGCACGTTCTGCCCCTTGATTGGAGCCTTGGACCTGTAGTTGTTGATCTCGCTGATGAACTGAGTGCACGAGTTATCTACGAAGAACCCACTCGAATAGATCGGCGCTCCATATTCATCGGTAAGCCCAGTCTCTCGGTTGCCCATGAACTTGCGCATCAAGTCGATTCCTTGACGCCAGTTCGCCTTAGCTTCCGGATCGGCAATGCAGCTCACCAAGTTGATGGATATGAACTCCGCAGCTTCAGGGTCAGCAGCATCTCCGAAGGCCATATCGAGGTGATAGCCTGCAGGATTTGGGCGGCCCTTCAAGATTTTGACGTGTTCTCCGAGCTGGGTGAAGGACTTATAATGTTCACGCCACACGTGAATCGTATCTTGGGGCCCGACTTGGAATTCAATGGCTGCGAGAGGGTTAGTGTAACCCCAGTCGAAAGCGATGTAATTAGGCCAGGCAGGATTGAAGGTGTGGGGTTTGACATGGACAAGTTCCTCCCATTCAGGGAAAATCTTACCGACAAAACTTGCGAAATCTGCGCCAATTTCCTGTAAAAACCACTCCGGAACTGTGGTTAACTGGAGTAATTTGATCTCAGGATCGTCAAACCCGCCTGGATACACTGCATCGTTGTCCCAACTAGGAAACTTCCATGATGCAAAGTCGGGATACTGCGGGTTCTGGCCTAGCGCCCATAGATCATATAGCCAGTTGAACCCCTCTGGCGTTGTGGGGAAGTCAGCAAAGCCCCTCTTGTCTGCCAGGCTGGGTCGAATGAAGCGCTCCCACGTCTCATTCTTCTGTTTGGCCGCTTCACTCATGATTACGCCGTCCAGAGCCTCACCGACTAGGTTCTCTGGGTGGTCAGCCGAGCGAACCTCTACCAGAGTGTGCCACGGGAACTCAATGAACATGACGCCTTGCTTCTTGTTGTAACCCTTCTTGACCCGCTTGTCCTTGCCTAGACCCAAATTGACGATCAGGTCGTCCCAGATAACCCGGAACTCTTTCTCCCCAAGGTCGTAGGTAGGGCCGACGATCCAGAACCTCTTATTGGGGTCGAAGAGCTTCGGCTCCAGATCACGACCTGCCATTGTCGACTTCCCGAACCGTCGGCCGCAGCACGGTATACGAAACCTAGCGGTCGAATTGTGGTACAGCCGTTGCTTGTCATGTGGCACGTACCCAATCTTGTCGAAGAGAGCTGCTTTGTCCATTACGGGCGCCGCCACACATTGGTGGCTCGTGGAGCTACAGTAGTGCTCTCGGCAATCGCAGTCCGTGTCGTACCATCAGCGAGCCGCAAGTTGCACGTCTGCCCAGCAATGCCACCTGAGACCTGCGCAGGCCGTCGCCGCCCACTGGCAGTTACGTAGTCCACAGTCCGGTTGAGCTTGAGCTGGAAGGTTCGCACGGTTACTCCCGGTGACTAGTTGTTACTCGTGCGTGCGAAGTAGACACCAGTCTGTGTCCGCGATGTGGCAAGTGCGACGTTGTCAATCACGGCTCCCTGGTTGGAGTTGATCCGGAGCTTGAGACCCGATACGCTGCCAGCACCCAAAACAACCGCATCCTTGGTGAGACCCTTGGCGTCGCGATAGATCACGTTGCGGTAGCCGGAGTTGGTCTTACCCTTGTCCGTTGTGGACGCCGTACGCTTGTCCTCGTGTGGCATGTTACTCCGCCTCTTCTGTGGGCTGTGCGGGCTGTGCGGGCTGTGCGGTGTGGGCTGGACTGTGAGCCGGCTGTGGCTTGCTGTCGTTGTTGGCCAATTCTTTCATCAGCCGCTCGAGAGCTCCGCCTGCATCGGGGTCGTCGCCAATCTTGCCGAGGTTACGCTCGACGATGTATTTGGCCGCATCAAGTCGAATACGTTCGTTCCCGGAATGCTGAGCCGCATGAGCAATCGTCAGCGCTGCGATGGGAAGTGATTCCAGGAAGACTCTGCGGGCGAGGTCCTCTTCCGACTCGGTCGGGTGGACCGCTCGTTCCATGGTCAGGTTGCTGAGAGCCTCATCGGAGTCCCAGTCTTTGCTAGGCTTGTTAGGCTGGTTAGGCTGGTCGGACTTGTTGGGCGCCATGCTTGCCTCCTCTTTTGCTGCTAGTTCCAAGAATATGTCAACCCCCTATATAAAGACCAGCCCTCGGTCTATAACAACACCACATGGATTCTGCTTTGCTTCACGACGGACCCACCGGCCTATGCTTTTCATGATCCATTCACTATAATATAGTTATAAGCAAAACAAAAACACCACCAGAAAGTGAGAGTGTCATGTTCATCACGCTCTACGCAGCGCACAAGATCGTAAACAAGCGACTCGAAGAGTCCGGACTCGATCGTCGCATACCACCACAGATGATGTACAACTACGCGAAGAAGAACTACCTCGCCACAGTCGATGGTAAGATCGACACAGAGGTACTCGACGAGTGGATCGAGAAGTTCGTAGAGAAGAAGTTGTCACAGAGCACCACCACAGAGACTGTAGAGGCCTAGAGTAGTAAGTTGAGAGACTCGAAAGAGTCTCTCTTCTTACCCCCCTAGACAGGGATGGGTAGTACAACTACAGAGGGAGATACCATGAAGAAGGTAGTCGTGGTCCTAATGATCACCGCGTTCTGTATAGGTGCCTTTACGCACCTGAGCTTCGCGGCAAAGGGTCACAATGGGGTGGAGTTCTACAAGGTCACCCAGGATTACCCAACGAATGGGATCCAGAGATTCCGGATTCTAGGGCAGGGTTGCCTAAGTGCGGAAGACGTGACCAAGCTCCGACTGGTGAATTATGACCCCGCAGACCACAAGGTTGTGTACCGTTGCGTGCAACCGTAAGAAAGGGAAGGCCCCGAAAGGGGTCTTTCTTTTTGCTTGCCCTCGGGGTGCCCCTGGACCCTAGGCAAGATCATTTTGAGAGCTCTGGGGGTGCCCCTGTACCAAGTCAGGACCTGCTCACAGGACACGTCACGGGCCAAAGGGCAGCGCCGATGGGCAGAACCTAATCCACAGGCCTCAGATCAGGGGGGGTCCGGGGCGGGGTGCACCTGGAGTCTCGAGGTTCATTGAGGCAACACCGGCTATTTGGTGCGTACCTGCTCAACTACGGTAAGGCTATAACACCGGCGAACACTATAACGTATTATAACTATATAACTATATCCTCAATATATGTAATACCATAGACCGCAAATTCAAAGTCTGCCTGGATCTCTCAGATGGTCAAAGTTACTTGTCCTGTCCGTCGATTTCCCATTCCGCTCGTACTTAAAGTCGACACCAAAATGAACCAAAATGAACCACAATCGCACCCACAAAAGGTGTTGAAGTGTGCTTTGAGGTGCGAATATAATAGAAACATAAGAAAGATCCACTAGGCCAAACAAAGAAAGAGGCGAACAACATCATGTACAAGTACCAATGGCGTACCGAGTGCAAAACACCCGCAGAGCACCGCCTTACCAGGAACATCTCGACGCACCATCTCAACGCAACCAACCTCGATGACCTGCCAGTGAACAGCGTATTCGAACGTAAAGTGTTCGACGAGTACGGCACGCTGTAGGTTCTGGTTGGTTATCACCCTCTACGAGTGATAACCTTCCAGGTTCTACAACCACACAGACGAGGAGGTGAACAATCAAAATGGACCACAGCGAGTCAGAGTCAGAGTACAACGTAATCTACAATGACCCGGAGATCGGTGACTTGTTGTTCGTGTACCCATCAGGTGGACGGTTAGTGTGCAAGAAAGATGACCCATGGAACATCTCACTTCGAGATGCCGTGGCAAACGAGCGCACGCCGCTTTCGACCGTGTGCATTACCGCTGAATATGTTCTAGAGTCCCAACACATGGGTACGCTAGCTACACTTCCGGACTTCCTAGTCTACTTGTCCGCACGTTAGCAACACCAACAGCAACAGCAACAGCAACAACGAAAGGAGCACCACAATGGCCGGTATCCACGGTGAGACGATTACTCACCGCATTGTGTCCGGAGAAGTTCCAGTTATCGGACTTGAGGTCATCGACAACAACCTCGACAGGGGTGTCATCAAAGAAGTTGCGACCGATGAAGGTTGCGGTTACTACTGCAAAGCGTGGCACCGAATCGAGTACCCAGATGGGTCAACGAGGATCATGAACTGTGACCGCCTCACGACCAGAATGCCGAGGTAAGTGACATGATCAAGGTGTGCGACTTGTGCGGTTCGTACAGCACAAAGGTAACAGATGATCCGATAGAGGCCGCTACAGGCGGTCTAACCATTGCAGACCTCAGGGACATTCAAGAGTGGGACTACGAATACCACCTGACACAACGGCACGGCTTCGATGCGAGTGTGCGGTAGCCATGAGATGTCCGTCCTGTGGTAAGTGGATGCGCATGGTGTTGTTTCCCAGCGGGAACTCGCGCATGTGGCATTGTGACAACAAAGCTTGCCGACACGAGGTAAGGTTCCAATAGCTAGGTTGCTCCTTCTACCCTTTACAGAAGGGGCTTCCGGGTCGTTGGACCCAAACAGAACAAGTACACAGGGAGTGCTATGAACACGAAAGATGCCGCTAGTCGCATATGTGACATGGTGTTCGAGGATGCGATGTTGTCGACGGCTGCCCACAGGGCCGCTTGTGACCGTATCGACAGACCACATACGTGGATGCCGACCGAAGAACGAGAGAACACGCCCGACTACGACATGTACTGGGCGGCGAGCTGTCAGTGGTGGATGAAAACTTTAGCACTGGCATCCTCGCAAATGGTTCACTTTGCAAGTGACACCAAAATTGCACCGCTTTAAGAGCTTGAAAGGTCCACGAAGGTTGTAGTATAATTAGACATAGCAAGACAAGTTAAGGCCAACCAAATGAAAGGATACGGCCATGACAACTCAAAACAAGTTCGACTCACAGGTGCGTCGTGCACCCGAAAACGTGCAGTCGCGTTACGCCTCACAAGCGAGCGAGGGTGTAGTGAACCCGATCGTGCTCGCCGAGATCATGGGTGTGCGTGCACAGTACATCTACAACTTGATCCGCAAGGGCAAGTTGGAGGCCGTCAAGCACAACAACACCCAGAAGTTGGTGATCGAGCTCGAGACCGCGAAAGCGTTCGCCCTGAACTACCAAGAGGGCAAGGATGCGAGAATCGCAGCTCGGGCCGCAAAGGCCAAGGCACTAGACGAGGCAGTTGCCGCAGCGTCTGAGTGACCTGGGTTGGCATTCCTCACCCCCCGAGGGATGCCTTCCTAGGCTACTTAGGTAGCCCGTTGAAGGGAGAGAACCAATGTGACACTCGACTGCGTTCGGCAGTAGGAGACCGAACATCAAAGCATTCGCTGAAGTGCCTAACGTCGTCATCGACAGCCAAGTGTGACGCCTAAAGCGTCTCCGTAGCGACAGCCTTGTAACCAGAAGGCGTCCAACACGTATCATAAAGGGTCGTAGCTGCCATCACCCGTCGCAGGCAAACGAGGTAGTGCTTTATCCACAGGACAACTACACAAGGAGAACACATGCACACACGTGTACGCAAGATCGCAACCGTCGTCGCCCTTGTGGCGGCTGGTTCGATGTTGACTGTTGGTGCTGAAGCTGCTGTCCACAAGACAGTGAACACCAACGAGTGGGTCAAGTTCAGCAAGACGGACGCGACTCATCCGACCAACGGCATCACGCTTCTGAAGATCCAGGGCGATGGGTGCTTGCAGGCGGAGGACATGACAACGCTGGTCCTCGACAACTACGACCCGGCGAACGCAAGGGTCATCTACCACTGCGTTCAGCCGTAACCTAACGCTCTGGGTCGTCTATCAGCTGCGGCTGGTAGGCGGCCTAGACCGTTTGGTCTGAACAATAGGAGGTGTTATGACAACGCAACCCGAGATCAATGTGCCCCTGCTTGAGAAGACTATGGAGCACATCGAGCACGTGGTACCCAGCCACACTGAGGTACGTACTGCCATGCGTGATGGTGCCGAGTTCGAGGGCATCGAGGCTTGGGGTCAGGGCGACTGGATTGCCGAGATTCGACAGTTTGTACCAATTGGAGATCGTGACAATCAGCTATTGGCAGCAGGTGAGGTTTGTGGTACCGCGATGTGCTTCGCCGGTTGGGCTTGTTCGATCAGTGGTGATAAGTTCGCCAAGGATGCGTACGGCGAGTTCGACGGCTGTGTCGTCTTCGAAGATGGTGAGACGATGCCAATTCAGGTACGTGCAAGAGAGCTGTTGGGTCTTACCTTTGTGGAAGCGAACGACTTGTTTGCTCCTGACAACGACATCCACGATCTGAAGATCCTCGTCGAGGAACTGAAGAACGCTGACCCAAGAGATCGAGACCTGGTCTGAAGGTCTAGATAGGTCCCGCGAGGTACCTATATAATTAGACGTGAAGAGAGGAGCTTCGATGGCACTCGCAATAACAGTCAGTCCAAGGGGAACGCAGCACGTGACAGGGTTCATCGAGACTGACCAAGAAGAAGCGTTGGTACGTAACCAAACAACGTACAATCCACGACTCCAAGATCGTGTCTTGATGGCGAAGCGTATACGTCAAGAAGATACCTTGATCGTGGTGCTCGAGAGCTTGAAGGGAGCATACGTCGATTGGTCGAGCCCAAGTTCGTCCTAAAGGTTTTGTCACTTAGTGCACTAGCCTTTTGGGGATCCGCGCTTGGGGCTTTTTGCATCCTGACGATAGTGCTCTTTCCAATTGGCATTGCACTTATCTTCGGGTCGTGCTTGCCCATTGCAAGGACGATCATCAACCACAACAAAGAGGTTGCACTACAAGAAGTTCTGGCACGCGAGAAAGAGTCCAATGTGTGATCACCAG